CTATGAGGGTTACTACGCTGGACTCATTGATGGTGTCAATTTGAATCCTGCTACAAGTTTTGATGGGGCTCTTACTCAATATGCAGGTACAAGTGCAGGTACAAAATCCCCTTCTGCTTTTTCTGCAGTACCATCTAGTAGACTAGATTATAGCTTAAGTGCTACAAGTACATCTAATGCAAAATGTGTTGGTAGAACTCTTGAAGATATTCCAAGTTTCAATATTCAAGGAGGAGATTTTGTTGATACTATTGCGTTTGGTTTATTCAAAGTAAGAGTAACTCCGTTTAGTAATACTGATCTTAAGCTCAGCTATTTCTTAGCAGAAGGTTATACTGGTTCATTAAATTCTTACAGAAAAGTACAGAATGAAAACGGTGGAGAAAGAAAATCATTCTTTTTAGAAGAGCAAGATGATTCTTCACCTAATGTAAAGATTCTTGTTAATCCTTATATTAGTAAATATGCAGGAGATTGGACTTCTCCATCGTCTGAAGCGCCGACTAAGTTTGTGAGAGTTAATAGAACAACTGATAACAACACGGCTGAGATTCAACATAAATTTCAGACTGCAAAACTTGCAAATAAATTAAATTATAAAGATAAACAAGGCATCTTTGGTTTTGGCTCTTATGCAGATACAAAACCAACTTCTAAAAATTTAGGTAACATACCTACAAAATTAGATCGTATATTTAATATTGCTTCTAACGTGGATCGATTTGTTATTGATGTTTCTATAGAAGCTGGTTTAGGTACTATTTGGGTTAATCTGCAATACAGTAGTAATACTACAGTTAAAAACCTCAGCTCATTCGATGATAGTGCATATTTAAATATTGGTAATATTAAATCTGGTACAGGTTTTTACACTATTAATGAAAATATGGTTGCTGAAGGATCTGCAATTAAGATAAGAAATGATTATAGGACTATCTTTAACCAGTTTGAACAATTTGCACGAGAAACTCGTAAAGATCATATCTTTATTGCAGATGTATTGCGTAACATTGTTGTTCAAGGAGAAGATTCTAAGATCTTAGACGATAAAAATAAAAACTTCAGTCAACATGTCTATTGGCCATTACGTCATCAGTTTGGCACAGCAAATAGTAATTATGCTACAGTTTATAGTAACTGGATAAAGGTATATGATGCTGTATCTGATCAACAAGTATGGGTTCCATTCTCTGGTAACGCAGCTGGTTTATATGCAAGAAACGATGCTAATTTCGCACCGTGGTATGCACCAGCAGGGTACACTAGAGGGGTTGTAACATCTGTTAATGATATTGCTATTAGCCCTACTCAGCGACAGAGAGATCAATTATACAGGGTAGCTCTTAACCCTGTAACACAGTTCCCAAATGAAGGTATCATCATATTTGGTCAAAAGACATTACAGCGCAAGCCAACTGCATTTGATAGAGTAAATGTACGTAGATTGTTCTTAGATCTTGAAAAGCGTACTAAAGAGACCATTAAACACTTCATTTTTGAGCCAAATACATTCTTAACACGTACTAAAGTTGTTAATACTTTAACACCAATATTTGAGAATTGTAAG